AGGTATGGCAGTGTTACGCTTGTCACAGCTCTTGTGACGGAAGATTATCCTCAGCTGTGGGCTGTAGAGGCAAGAGAGGGTGAGTTAAAAATTGTGCGTGAGGATGATTTGTACGATTTCGGATACTATGGGGAGTGATAGAATGACCAAACAAGAACTTAAAGATTACCGTTACACCTGCAAGTGTAGCAAGCAGGAGGAAACATGAAAGCCTGGATTGTAAATGAAAAATATGAAACAGCTTCTGCAGTTGTTTTCGCCGAAACACGAGGTAAAGCAAAAGCGCTCGCATTATGCACAAGTAGCTGTGAAGACGCAAATTTCTGTGATATTGAAGTCAGCCGAGCACCTGAAATGGACAAGTATTACGCTGAGGGAAAAACAGAAATGGACTGGTCAGATCCGAAAGACAGAAGTGCATTGGTGAAAGAATGCGGATTTTACTGTGAAGAGCCGATAGCAGAATGCTGCAAATCCTGTCCTGCAAAAGATTTTTGCGATGAGGCAGTGCTGGAAAAGGAGCACCCAATGACCGCTAAAGAATACCTATCACGCTATCACCTTATCAACATACGCATAAATCAAAAGATAGATCAGCAACGACAGCTCAGAGAGCTTGCAACGAACATATCGCCGTCATCGGGCGGAGGACACAGCAGCGGGGTATCAGACAAGGTGGGTATGGCTGTTGCAAAAATCGCAACGCTGGAACGGGAGATAAACGCAGAGATAGACGAGCTTATCCGTGTCAAGGCTGAGATAGAGCATATTATATCGGCAGTGACTGACGAGCGGTTAAGGCTGATACTGATAGCACGGTACATAAACTGTAAGACATTTGAGTATATTGCCTGTGAGATGCACTACTCGTATAAGCAGATATGCCGACTTCACGGTAAAGCACTTCTGAGAGTGCAAGATGTCCTTGAATGTCCTATTGCATCTGTGGTATGATTACGATAGAAAAGAAGCGAAAGCGTAGTGACCGAGGAGCGGCTAATAAGCCGCCAGGTCACCTTTTCTATCAATTATGCGTACAAGAGTATCCATTGGACCTCCTTTTTCTTAGTCGAGCCGTCCGCTCTTCTGATTCTTTCGTGCGGGCGGTGACGAATACTTCAAGCACTCTGCAAAGGGTGCTTTTCTTATATCTTAAATTTATGTTAAAAGCATGCTCAAGATGTGGCAAGATCCACAAGCCCGGAGAATGCACAGCCGGGATAAAGTATACACAGAAGATACGGGACAGCGAAGCCGACAGGTTTCGCAACCGCAAGATATGGCGCAGAAAAGCTGATGAAATACTCGAGCGTGACGGTCACTGCTGCAAGGTGTGCCTGTCGGCAGGCGTTATCAACAGCACGGATCTGTCTGTGCATCATATTGTACCGCTAAAGGTCGATTATGACCGCAGGCTTGATAACGACAATCTTATAACGCTGTGCCGCTATCATCACGAGGCGGCGGAACGTGGGCGTATCAGCAGGCAGGAACTGGCAACTATGACTTGTACCGTCGATTTTTCACACCACAACATATAGTGGTATAATGCTATATGCCACAATATATAGTATACCCCCTACCCTTGCGATTTTTGAGGGGTCCCGGTCTGACATCTGACCGCCACCTCTTTACACGATATATTCCCGATATGACTTTGAGAGGAGTGAGTATATGCCCAGAGGAGCAAAAACAATAGAAAACTGTGCGGGACACAGGACAAAGAAAGAAAAAGAAGTCCGTGAGGAAGCCGAAGCGGCTATGCTCACAGGGCAGAAGTGTTTTGAGCGTGACTGTGTAAAGGCTGATCCGGTAGCGCACAAGGAGTACCTGCGGCTGACAAAACTGCTCAGCAAGATACAGAAGAACGATGCACTGTACGGGGCAAGTATCAACCGATATTGCGAGTTGTACAGCGAAGTAAACACTGTCAAATCGGATGCGGTAACGCAAAGAGCGGTGCTGTCGAAGATTGAGATAGCTTTTAATAATCTGCCGGGCGAAGAAGCGACAGGCGATGAGCTGATGAAGTTTGCAAAGCTGATATCCGGAGCACTTGCGAAGATAGCCGACCTTGACAAAATTATAATGCAGAAACGAAAAATGATGAGCGACATTGAAAAGGAAAACGGCTGGACGGTACTTTCCGCGATCAGAGCAATACCGAAGCAGGCGGAAAAGCCCGAAGATGACGTTTTAGTGAAGATATTACATGGAGGCGCAAATAATGGGGCTGTTTGATAAGATATTCAGACGTGAAACTGAAGGCACGGACATTGAAGTGGCTTTCGGGCTGAAGCAGATAAGCAATATAACGAGAGAACAGGCGCTTGAGATCCCTGCGGTTTCAGCGGCTGTTAATTTTATAGCCGGCACAATAGCAAGTCTGCCGATAAGGCTGTACAACAGCAATGACGAAGTTCAGACAGCGGCGGAAATCACTGAGGATAACCGCCTGTATCTGCTGAACGAAGAATCCGGCGATACTCTGAACCCGACAGAAATCAAGCGTGCGGTTATCCGTGATATGCTCCTTGACGGAACGGGATATATGCACATAGAGCGGAGCGGAAACGAGGTTTCGGCTCTCCAATACGTCCGTGACAGTGCTGTAAGCGTGGAAAAGAACTCTGACGCTATTTATAAGACGCTCCGTATGCTCGTTGACGGCAGAGTGTACAATCCGTGGGATTTTGTCATTCTCAGCCGTAACAGCGTTGACGGCGGAAAGGGAGTAAGCATACTTACCGAGAATCCCGCGCTCTTGACATCAAGCTATATGATGTTACAGCTTGAAAAAGCGATGAGCCGCAGAGGCGGTAACAAGAAGGGCTTTCTGCGCACTGAACAAAGAGTAGACGATAAAGCATTGCAAAAAATCCGTGAAGCGTGGAAAAAGCTGTACAGCAACAACGGCGACGGTATGATGATACTGCAGAACGGTCTTGACTTCAAGGAAAGCAGCTCCACCGCTGTTGAGATGCAGTTAAATCAGAACAAGGTGACAAATGCCGAGCAGATAGCAATGCTGTTTGGCTTATCTCCCGATGTATTGTCGGGCAGAGCCGATGACAGAACGTATATCAACAGCATAAGAACAGCCGTACTGCCTGTTGTTTCTGCGTTTGAAATGGCGCTTAACAGGGCACTGCTCCTCGAGAAAGAGAAGCATAGCAAGTATTTTATCATAGATACTTCCGAGCTTCTGAAAGCGGATATTCTGACACGCTATCAGGCGTATCAGATAGGCCTTGCGGCGAATTTCTTACAGCCTGACGAGATACGCTTCAAGGAGAACCTTGCGCCGCTCGGACTTGACTTTATCAAGCTTGGCCTTAACGATGTGCTTTATGACCCTACGACAAAGCAGATATACACACCGAACACCGACAGCCATACGCAGATGGGAGGTGCCGGAGATGTATCCGTATAGATACAAGTACGAGAACATTGAGCGTTTTGCGCCGATAATGATAGGACCTAACGATATACCACAGATAGCGCCGAATAACGATGTATTTGATGATTTTATCGGCTTTAATTACGCAAAAACCGAAAAAAACAAAGCCAAAAAGGCAGTGCATTTTTTTCTCGATGATTATCAGTTTACTCGGCTGTGGACGCATCCTGACGCATATATAGCACTGCTTAAGCAGTTTAAGTGTGTTTTGTCACCGGATTTTTCGCTATATGCGGATTTTCCGAGAGCTATGCAGATTTACAACCACTATCGCAAGCACTGGCTCGCAGCATACTGGCAGTATCATGGGATAAATGTGATACCAACAATTTGTTGGAGTGATCAAAACTCGTTTGAGTGGTGCTTTGACGGCGAACCGGTTGGATGTACAGTGGCGGTATCTTCTGTGGGCACGCAGAATAACAAGACCGCAAAAGCGGCATTTCTGACAGGTTACGAGGCTATGTGTGACAAACTCAAGCCCGAAGTAATATTGTTTTACGGAAACGTGCCAGAGGAATGTAAAGGCAATATTGTACACATAAAAACGTTTCAGGAAAAATTTAAGGAGGTAAAATGCGATGGGCGGGCGTGGCAGTAACAGCGGAGTAAATGCAAAGTCTTCAGAATTTAAAAATGCTTATACTATAGAGATGGAAAACGCGACGGATTTTGAAGGACACTATGCACTTGAAAAAGATACAACTAAAGAGGCACTTGGGTATCAGATGTATGTCCATAAAGACGTAACTGGACGCAGTCTTATTGCAGATACGCAGGCAGAAATAAAGGAATTACAGCGTGCACATCGTTATGCTAATAGGGATGGTGCTTCTTATGGAATGACACAGCCGGCTATCGACGGAATGAAAGCGGCGATTAAAGAAAAGATACAGCTACGTCAAAAAGCTGTAACCGCTATGATGTCGGCAAGATCAGAGTACGAAAAGTACAGTAAAGAAACTGCTATAGGCAATGCGAAAGCAAAAAAACGAAAAGGACAATGGATGTAAAGGCAATATCATATGAGTGAAAGCGTTTCAAGAAAGATTGACAAAGATACGGTAAGATGATACAATGGGTGGTAAAGGTACGTATAAAGAAAAATTCAAAATGCCCAAACAATTGATTAAGGAGGTGATTATAAATGGGTGGACGTGGTGGTAATAGTGGAATAAGCGCTATTCCACAAAGCAACGTTTCGGGATTCAAAGGTATCAAAGAGCACGATTCTTTCTTCGGAACAGTGGCTAAAGTGTCAAACAAGTACATGATGGTTGACCAAGTAACAGATAAAGACAAGGCTATTATCATGACCAAAAACGTTGCGGTTGTAAAAGGCAATGCGGTGCTTGTCACAGGCGAGAATTCCGCTGTTTACCTTAAGGACTGGCAATTCAGACGAATGGTAAATAGAGACGGAGAAGAAGCGTATGCGGTAAAAATAAACAGAAATTATTTTAAAGAATACACATTTAAAGGTAGTTTTGATTACATTGGTGCTAAAAGTTCGTTTGATGATTACTGGAATGTGGCAGTACAACAGCAACGAGCAAAAAACACATGGAAAAGCGGCGGTGTGGTTATAATTTCGCATAATAAATTGATTCCAAATCGATAAAGGAGTGATTGTAAATGGGCGGCAGAGGCGGAAATAGCAAAATAGTTGCAGGCGGTGGTGTTAGTTATGCTTCAGCGGATCACACGTTAACAAATGAACAACCGTTAAAATCTAAGTGGATATTAGGTACTAACACCGGCAATATCGTTCGAGCTGTAACTGACGAAAAAGGAAATATAACTTTAAGTAATATGCCTGCAGAAGAATACGAAGTATGGAGCAAAAAAAAGACATTTGCGACAACAACGATAAAGCACGGAATAACTGATATGAGCGAAGACGATAGATACATTGGCTCACAAAGTGTGGGTATAAATTGGGATGCAGTGAAAACCGTATCCGGAAAGACATATGAACACAAAGAGTTTATAAAAAGCAAGGGCTTCTCGTGGAATAAAGAAAACAAGAGATGGGAAAGAAACAATTAACTTGCGTAGATTATGCTGCTGATATAACAAACGGCTTAACAAAGCCGAATGTTAATTTGCAGAGTTTATTTGCAATTACAGCTGATTTTTGTGAAGTACGGTGCAAATTTGAACGAACTAAATAATTTTACCGCTCCACGAGGGCGGTATTTTTATACCTGAAATATGAAAGTGAGGTTTTTTAAACATGAACAAAATTAAGAAAGTTATTATTGCCGCAGTCGGTGTTTTACTGTCAGCGGTTCTTCTGTGTGGTTGTACCGAAGCGAGTAGAGTAACATACAATGTACAGAAAGAAGCTGATAATTTCAATGTCACAAGGCGGCTGTCGGTTATAAACGCAAGAAGCGATAAACCTGTACTTGAAATTATCGGCAACTTTTCTCTTTCAAACAACAGCAAGAATGAGCTGGTTGTAACAATAGAAACAGCTCCAAATGTGTATAAAGTTGATTATGTGTATCTTAACGACTGGACAATGTACACTGTAGAAGATGTAAGTGGAGCATACGTTGACAAATATCATTACGAGATCAATTTCTTGCCTGAAATGATTGTGCCGATTACATTCACAAGCAAAGACTGATAATTTTACCACTCTGCAAAGAGCGGTATTTTTATACCCACAACACAGAAAGGAGTGATAAAAATGAAAATCGAAATCCGCTCCGCTGATCTTATGCACATCAGCGGATATGTAAACGCTGTCGAGCGTGACAGCAAGCAGCTGCCTGCATCAATGGCACCGGGTATGACAACACCGTTTGTTGAGCGTATCGTAAGCGGTACGTTTGCGAAAAGTCTTAAGGATCATCCGAAGGTTGAACTGAGATTCAACCACAGCAAGGTGCTTGATACTACAGACGGAACGCTTAAACTGCGTGAGGACAGCATAGGACTTCACGCAGAAGCCGACATCACCGACAGAGAAGTTATTGCAGAAGCGAGAGCAGGACATCTGACAGGGTGGAGCTTCGGCTTTTCGGGAGCACAGGCACACATTGAGCCGTGTGACGAGGGCGTACAGCGCAGAATGATTACGGGACTGACACTACACGAGGTGTCAATCCTCAACCGAAATCCCGCATATATCGCAACGTCAATAGAAACGAGAGGCGAAGAAACGACCGTGACGGAACAGCGCAGTGCCGAAAACGATACGGTCGAGGTAACAGGTGAAATCCGGGAGTTTATCCCCGATTACAGCAAGGAAATAGAAATTTTACAGCTTATGTCGGATTACTCCGACGGAAAGGAAACAGTATGAATTTAAAAGCGCTCATCGAAAAGAGAAACGCTCTTATCGCTGGCATGAAGTCACTCTGCGATAAGGCAACGGCAGAAACAAGAGCGATGACAACAGAGGAGCAGACAGACTATGACGCTAAGAAGGCGGAAGTCGAAGCGCTGAACAAGACAATCCGCTCAATCGAGGAGCAGAACGCTCTTAATCTGAACTCTGCAAAGTCAGACGGCACAGCAACCGACAAGGAGCAGGCGGAAACAAGAGCCTTCGAAAGCTATCTGCGTACAGGTCAGATAGTCGAAACAAGAGAAGATGTCAATCTGACAAAGGGCGATAACGGCGCAGTCATCCCTGCAACTATCGCAAATAAGATAATCCGTAAGGTTATCGACATCTGCCCTATCTATCAGATGGCAACAAGATACACGCTCGGCGGTACACTCTCGATTCCCTACTACGACGAAGAAACGCAGGCTATCTCAATGGCGTATGCTACAGAGTTTACGGACCTTGCAAGCACATCGGGTAAGTTTCTCAGCATTGAACTCAAGGGCTATCTTGCAGGCGCACTCTCAAAGGTTTCAAGAAGCCTTATCAACAACTCGCAGTTTGACATCGTTTCATACGTTATAAACGAGGTTTCGACTGCGGCGGCAAAGTGGATTGAAAACCAGCTTATCAACGGCACAGCAAGTAAGATAGACGGTCTTGCCGCAGGCGTTACACAGGTGGTAACGACAGCATCGGCGACAGCTATCACGGCAGATGAGCTTATCGACCTGCAGGAAACAATTCCTGATGTATATCAGGATAACGCCTGCTGGATCATGAACAAGGCTACAAGAACCGCTATAAGAAAGCTCAAGGACAACGAGGGCAGATATATCCTTAATCCCGATGCAACGGCAAAGTGGGGCTATACGCTGTTCGGCAAGCCTGTATACACAACAGACAGCGTATCGGCTATTGCGTCTGAGAAGACTGCTATCTACTACGGCGATATGAGCGGTCTTGCAGTTAAGACTTCCGAAGACGTGTCTATCCAGATACTCAACGAAAAGTACGCAACACAGCACGCTGTCGGCGTTATCGCATGGGTGGAAATTGACGCAAAGGTCGAGAACGCTCAGAAGATAGCCGCCCTTAAAATGAAGAAAGCAGGAGGCTAATAACCTATGACAGTAAAGGCAACGACCAACTTTTCAGGCACCGTCAGTATGGCAAAGGGCGAGGAGCGTGAGCTCCCTGCCGGTCCTGTGCTGAACGACCTGCTCTCCTGCGGGTACATAGTGCCTGTAGACAAGGAGGAGAAAAGTGAAGCTAAGCGAGGTAACAAGCGCAAAGATTAAAGCATTCTGCGGTGTCAGCGATGACGAGGACGGAATGCTTGAAATCTGTGCCGGAGCGGCGAAATCCTATATCAAGGGCTATACGGGGCTTGACGATACTCAGATAGACGAATACGAAGACATCACGGTGGCTTACTTAGTGCTTATAAACGATATGTATTCCTCTCGTGACTTCTCGTCCGACAGAGCGTCACAGAACCCCGTGACCGCTCAGATACTCGCCCTGCACAGCGTAAATCTGCTGAACGGAGTGAATGAGAATGACATTTAACAGAAAAATCACGCTCATATCCTCCGAGCAGAAAAACGGCTCGCAGGGCAAAACAGACAGGGCGATAAAGACCGTATACGCAAAGGTTTCCGAGCCTGGCGTAACGGCAAAATATGCCGCCGAAACGGCAGGATACAAGTCGGAACTTACGGTGTATATGTGGAGACGTGAATACAGCGGTCAGTCGGTCGTACAGATTGATGGCAAGCGGTATCACGTTGAAACAACCGGAGCGGCCAACAGCGACCTGCATATAAAGCTGATACTGGCGAGAGGAGGCTGACAATGATAACAGAAAAGATCGATTCGGCACTCTCGGCGGTATTTGAGCATTTTTACAGCTATATGCCTGAGTTTGAGGACGGCGAAGAGCCGGAGAGGTATGCGGTGTACAATTTATCGTACAGGGATACGTTCTTCAGCTCCGGTAAGGCAAATATACGGCAGTATGCGTTGTCTGTGAGCGTATTTTCGCCACAGGCAGATATTGAGCTGTATGACAAAACGCAGACGGCGATAGAGAATGTAAGCGGTATATTTACCGGCACTACCGATCTGTCGCAGTTTGATGTTTATCCCAACAGAAAAATTTTAGTCATGGAGTTTACGCTCTATGAGGAAAGGACATAACTATGGCAAAAGTAATACAGGGTACAGATCGTAAGTCTGCTGTATGCACTAAGCGTTTTGCGTATGCGCCGCTGACAACGGATAACGCCGATACGCTGGCATACGGTGACGTGACCGAGATTAAGGACATACTTATCACAACAAAGTACACGCCTAAAATGAACAGCGCATCGCAGTATGCAAGCGGCGTTGAGGTTGACAGCTATGTAGCTAAGGCAGGCGGTACGCTTGACGTAACAATTGTGAACACAAACTCCGCTGACGAGGTGGCACTTTTCGGTGCAAAGGTAAATACGTCAACAGGCGTGCTTGAAAGCGGCAAGGACGATGTTGTACCCGATGTAATGTGCATCTACAGCACTATGACATCAGACGGCAAGATAAATCTGTATAAGTTCCCCAAGTGCAAGTTCACTTCGCAGGGCGAGAACGTACAGACGACTGATGAGAACGGCGTAACATTCAATAGCCTTGCACTGCAGGCAAATTACAAGTCGCTTATCAACACAGGCGTTGATATGTACTGTGTAAAGGGTCTTGATCCCGTTACAGACAAGGCAAGCATTGACGCATGGTTTGCGACCGCTTCGGGCGTTATTGTAGCTTCAGCGTAAAAAAAGTACAGATATGACGGGGCGGGAAACTGCCCCGAAAATTATCTATAGGTGAAAAATGGAACTGATATTAAGATACATAGAACTGCTTGATTTATGCCGCAGTGACAGGTACGACCTGTTTCTTGCCGATATGGAGCTTAGATGCCTTGAAGAAATAGGGATACTGCTCAGATATAACCATAACCACGATCCGCACACAGGCAGATTTACAAGCGGATATAGCATTAATACTGTTGACAAAAGCGAAAAATCTGATATAATAAAAGAAAGAAGCAAAGCACCAATTACAAAGATAACCGATAAAGCTATAGAGCGAGTGCCAAAGGTTGATATTAACGGTTATACCGATGAGCAATGTCGGTTTATTCAGCAACAGCACAAAGAATTGTTGAAATATGCCCGTGATAATAACGAGAATAAAGAGGCAGCTTTCGTCTTTAGCAATGACTTGTCAAGTCGAAAAGAGTTTTTAGGAAAAGCTGAAGGTCTTGATTTTCGCAACAAATTGCAAGGCAATGACCTATTCGTTATGCACAATCACCCGAGAAATAGCAGTTATTCAGATACCGATATTGTTTTCATCCTTAGTCATGATGTTGTAAATTCATTATCAATTGTAGGAAATGACGGAACAGTTGAAGTTATTTCAAAAACTGATAATTACAGAAAAGATAAGTTGATACTTGATTTTAAGAGACAATATAAAAAGTATGTAAAAACAGGTTCAGATGTTGAAATTGATAAAGCGGTAAGAAAGTTTATAGAAAGAAACAAGGAGGGGTTACAATGGACACAAAAAAGGTAAATTTGTTAGATGGCTCAAAAGAAGAACGAGAAAAAGTGATGAAAGAGTTTTTCGGACTTTCTCCCGAGCAATCTTTTCAAGATTTAGACGTTGATGAAAATGATGAAGATTAACCGCCCACAGCAGTGAGCAACTACAATAAAATATATAAAGCAAGCACATCTGAGAGGGTGTGCTTTTCTTATGGAAAAACTTAATAATTTTACCGCCCCATTCGGAGCGGTATTTTTATACCTAAAAGGAGCAACAATGTTCACAGAACTTTTAAACAAGAAAATTTACATCACAGATACTTTATATCTGCGATATGACATAAAAGCGTTTATAGAAGCGGAAGAAAAGGGCATCAGCCCGTTTGAACTGACATTTCCTCTGCCGCTTGACTACATCAGAGCTGGGCTCAGATGTTGCTTTGATGAACTGGGAGCCGACCCTGTAAAACGTTCCGAGATAGTGGCATATATGATAAAGGAATTGTCGCAGGAATACCTGCAGGACAGGGTGCTTGCCGCTACGACCGCCGCACTTCCTGCGCCGATAGTGGGGAGTAAGCCGACAGAAGAAAAGCCCGACTTCAAGAAGCTCCGCAGTCTGTTTATAGATATTATGGGACGGACGGAGAACGAATTCACATATTCCACGCTGTACGAAATAACGGACAGATGGAACGACTACGCAACGTTTATGGGGTACAAAGCCCCGACAGAGAGGTTTGTACAGTATGACGATTAAAGACAGCCGTGCGTACAAATACGCCGTGTGGGCAGCACAGGACAACTCCGGTAAGGTCGGAAGATACGTCAGAAAACAGTGCGCCGAATGGCTTAAAGCTGTCGATGACGGTTATGTAGATGTTCAGGAATGGAACAAGATAACCGCATTGCTTAAAGCCATACAGCACCCCGACTTAGGCCGTGATATGTACTCATCGCTTGAAGATTACAGCCTGCTTTTTATATATGCGGTGCTTTGCACGAAAACAGACGGGAAGCTGTATTACAGCACGGGACTGCTCGAAATCGCCCGAAAGAATTACAAGACGTTCACAGCGGCGGTAATATTCATCATCGGTATGCTGACACTGCCACGCTTTTCCCGACTGTTCTCTGTAGCTCCCGACCTGAAGCTGTCAAGCGAACTGAAAGTAGCTATCAAGAAAATTATAAAATCCTCTCCGCTGCTTGAAAAGCATTTCAAGGTTATGCGGTCCGAGATCAGATGCTTGATGTGTGATACGGAGTATACTCCGCTTGCGTACAGTAAGGATAAGCTGGACGGTAAGCTGGCTCACTTGTTTCTTGCCGATGAGGTCGGAGCAATGGACGGCTATCCGGTTGAAGCAATGCGTTCTTCGCAGATTACGCTTAAGAGTAAGCTTGGAATACTGATATCGACACAGTACCCGAATGATGATAACGGCTTGAAAGACGAAATCGACATAGCCAAGAAACAGCTTGATGGGGTGTACAGCTCCGGCAAGAAATATTTTGCACTGCTTTACGAGCCGGATATTGAGCTTGTACCCGACTGGAAAACAAACGACAGCGTGTTGTATCAATCGAATCCCGTAGCTGTCGATAATGCGGACTTGTTTTCGGAGCTTAAGGACAACCGTCAGCTTGCCGTGCTGTATGAAAACAAGCGTGAGAACTTTCTCTGCAAGCACTGTAATATTCAATACAAGGGTGTAGGCAGTGAAGGCTATGTTGACCTTATATCCGTGCAAAACTGCTCTGAGAACGTGCCGGACGAGTTCTGGCGGGGGAAGATAGTCTATCTCGGACTTGACCTCTCACAGACTGAGGATAACACGGCGCTCGCTATGATATGCTATCACGAGGGCAAGATATATGTTAAAGTGGTAGCGTTTGTTCCTGCCGAAAAGGTAGAGGAAAAATCGGTAAAGGAACACGTTAATTACAAGACGCATATTGCAAACGGTGATTGCTTTGCGTGCGGCGATTACATCATAGATTACGGCTTTGTCGAGAATTACATACTGACGCTGAAAGAAAAGTACGGCGTTATAATAGCTCAGCTCGGCTTCGACCGTTGGAATGCGCTCTCCACAGTGCAGAAGCTCGAAAGCGCCGATGATCCGATAGAGTGCGTAGAGATACGACAGCATTCAAGCGTGCTTCACGCTCCGACAAAGTGGCTCAAGGAACAGATACTCACGGGAAATATAGTGTTTGCAAAGAATGAACTGCTTGAGATAAATTTCAGCAACGCAAGATGTACAGAGGACACAAACCTGAACAAGTACGTTAATAAAAAGCGTTCTGCCGGCAAGGTCGATATGGTGGTGTCGCTGATAAATGCGGTGTATCTGCTTCAGCAGGAGATACTCAACGGCGATTGCGGTGTGTTTGTGCAGTATTGACAATCAAAACGACTTTGTGATATAATAATTGCATTATAAAGGAGGATAAATATGAAAAAGTTTTTGCTTTTATTTTTCACTGTTTTAATTGTTATTGTTTCAACGGGCTGTTCCGGTTCGCCGGCAGAAGATACGGCAAATAAGTTTATGCAATATTTTAAAGAAGAGGATTTTTATGAAATGGGCAATATATCTTCTTACGGATCAGCAGAACTTATCTTGGACTATAACGGCATCAACATAATCAATTACGAAGTAAAATCGGTAAGTGAAGGTATGGTAAAGCATAGAGTAAGTGTTTACAATAGAAACGATGATAATTATGAGTTTAATAAAGAAATAAAGAAGACACTGTATCCCGATTACGAAGTAATCAGAGATGACGAGAGTGCGTTTATTTTACAGTCGAAAACCGAAAACATTTTACAGAGTATCGTTATCATGGATGTTGAATACTCAAATCTGCAAGGTGATGTAAAAAGAAACTCTGTCTATGTTGTTGTAGAGCCTAAAAAGCCGAATTCTGAAGAACTTATGGTAACTGAAATCACGGGACTTGTTAATTATTAACATTATTATTGCCCAAAACTGAATAAATCATCCACTCCAAAAGGGGTGGATTTTTTATACCCAAATTTCTGAAAGGAGCGGTTAAATGTCCGATGATTTATTCACTCTTGACTTGTCCGGAATGGACCTTGAAGATCTCATTCAAGTGGTAAACGAAATGGACAGCAAGCTGAACAGCAAGATTATCCCCGAAATCCTTGAAGAAGTCGGTGATGAGCTGATAGACGAAGAACGGCGAATGCTGCAGGGCAGGTCGAATAAGGACGGCTCTCCGACAAAGCTCAGCGGTCTGCTGTCAAAGCAGATAACAAAAACAGGCAAGCTGTATAAGGTGAAAGCCGGGTATGACACAGCTACAATTAAAGCACATCCTGAAAGCGTAATTATCGAGTTTGGCAGGCCGGGCAAGAAAAGCCGCAAGAAAGGCGGCAAGGATAAGCTCGGCAGAAAAATAGGCGCTGTACAGGCATACTCACACATCAGAGCGGCACTCATATCAAAGAAGAAAGCAATCACGGAGCTTGCGGAAAACCGCTTCCGTGATGAAATAGAAGAACTGTGGGAAAAGGGAGGTAAAAAATAATGGCACAGGAACTTACTGCGAATTTTGAAGCAAACAGCACGAAATTTTCTAAGGGCGTACAGGAAATAAAAGCCCAGCTCACCGAGCTTAACAAAGCCCTTGAAACGAACAAGAAAGAGCTTGCCGATACAAACAAAAAAACAAAGGAATACGAAAAAGAACTCGATCAGCTGAAAACAGCCGAGAAAGAAAACGGCACAGCTACAAAAGAACAGAAAGCTCGTATGGCGGAGCTTGAAAAGGAGATTGACAAGGCTCGCACCAGAGCTGCACAGCTTAAAACCGAGCAGATTGATTTAAAAAACGGGCTTAAAAATACCACAAATGAACTAAAAAAACAAAAAGCAGGCGTTTCCGGCGTTTCCGATGAAATGAAAAAGATGAAAACGCTGATAACCGGATTTATTGCGGCTTACGGCGGTAAAAAGCTGTGGGACTTACTCATAGGCTCAAATGCCGAAATGGAGCAGTACACGACATCTCTTGAGGTTATGCTCGGTTCAGCGTCAAAAGCATCGGCTATGATAGAGAAAATGCGAGACTTTGCCGCAAAAACACCGCTTACGCTTGAAAACGTAATCTCCGGCGGTTCGCTGTTAATGGGCTATGGTGTTGATGAAAGCAATCTTATCGACACTATGACAAAGCTCGGAGATCTCGCAAGCGGTAACGCCGAAAAAATGAACAGAATAACGCTTGCATACGGTCAGATGCTTGCAAAGGGCAAGGTCACCGGCGAAGAACTTATGCAGATGACGGAGGCAGGAGTACCGCTTCAGACGGCGCTTGCCGAAAGCATAGGCGTGACGGGTGAAGAATTTTCCAAGATGGTTTCCGCAGGCAAGGTCGGCATAGACGATCTGAACAAGGCTATAACTGGGCTTACAACAGGCAACGGAAAGTTTGCGGGAATGATGGAAAAGCAGTCACAGACTATGCAGGGTATGCTCAGTACCTTGCAGGATAATCTGTCCGAATTTATGCGCAAAATGGGCGAGGGCGCTTTCGGAGAAGTAAAGTCGGCACTGCAGGAAGCGTCAGATCTTTTAGCAGAATGGGAGGAGGACGGAACACTTGACAAATGGGCGCAGGGAGTAGGCGTACTGCTGAAAAACCTTATCGCTTTCCTGAAGCAGGCTATCTCTGTAGGGCTTGACTTTAAGGAAGCGATAATAGCGGGGGCTGTGGCTCTCGGTACGTTTAAGGTTGCTATAGGAATAGGTAATGTCATAAGTGCGGCGGTAGCGTCAATACAGCACTTTACGGCAGCTACAAAGGCGGCAACAACGGCACAGGCAACGTTTAACGCTGTCGGTGCGGCAAATCCGTATGTGTTTATTGCATCGGTTGTATTGACAGCGATTGCAGGAATAGCGACATTCATTGCCACAACAAACAACGCTACACAATCCGTTGAGGAACTTACGCAGGCGGCTTCTGAACTATCTGACGAGGCACAGAAATCGGTCGATAAGACTAAAACGCTTGAAGAAGTAATGGCAAAATACGAATCCGCCGCTACTAAGGTTCAGTCCGCCGCCGAGAAAACGCAGACGCTGAAAGACCTGCAGGAACAGCTTAACAGCGCCTATGGCAATACAAAAGAAGCTATAGACCTTGTGAACGGCAGTTATGAAGAAAATATAAAGAAACTACAGGCGGCAACGGAAGCGGAACGAGAGAACGCAAGAATCAAGGCACAGGCGGCTTTGATTAAAAGTGATGAAGCACAACGTAATATAGGTGCTGAAGAATTTCTAATCGGCACAAGTTCCGACACATACGATGCTGATTATATCAAGTGGGATAAATACGCACATTTAATTGGTAATTCTGAAAAAGTTCGAGTAAATAAGAAAGACATAACTTTTTTAGGAAATCCTGTTTACGGGCATGAAGACAAAAACAATTTGTCTCTTTTTATAGGCGGCAAAACTTATAAAGAGAGAGCAGAAAATATTAAAGGAATATTATCGTTGATGGATGCTGATGGAGATCACGGTAATTTTTACGCTGATTTGGCAGACAAAATGTCTGAATATGAAGAGCTTGCTAAACAAGTTGCAGCAAACGAAGCCCTCCTCGCCGCCGCAACAGAAACCACAACGAAGAAAACCGAAGAAAATACCGAAACCAAAAACAACAACATAAAAACCACCGAAGAACTCGCCGACAGCACATCAACACTCGTCAAGAATCTTAACGAACTGGCTTCTGCGTATGCCGAGCAGGGGAAGAACGGCGATATATCCTATGACACTATGCTGAAGCTGATAGACGCAGGGTATACGCAGTGCATAAGCCTGGACAACGAAACAGGCAAAATAAAGCTGAACACAGAAGCGTACAAAGAGCTTGCAAAGGCAAAACTCGCTTCGCAGATAGCGGAGTACGATGCGACAATCGGAACACCGAACATCAACTCATACTATGACCAGCAGGAATGGGAAGCGAAAAAAGATCTAAGGCTCAAGCGTGACGCACTGCAGGCGATGTATGATAATTTCGATACTTACATGGAAGCGGGCAGTTTCAGCGGTTCGGGCAGTTCTTCATCATCAAGCAGTTCCGATAACGAGTTTAAGAAAGCTTCGGAGGCATACAAGACCGAAGCAGACAAGAAGATAGCCCTTATAAAGCGTGAACTTGAAGCAAAGAAAGAGCTTCGTGACGCTACGATAAAAGCGATTGACGATGAAATCGAAGCCCGCAAGCGTCTGAATGAGGACAACGATCTTGAAAAGCAGATAAACGAAGTTAAAGCACAGCTTAAATACAGCCAGCTTGACGAATTCTCCCGTGAGCAGATGGAGAAAAAGTTACAGGGATTGTACGATGATAAGGCGGAAAAGGAATGGCAGAGAAATGCACAGGCACGAAAGGATGCCGCAAACGCAAAGTATGAAAGCGAGCAGAAAAGCTACAACAATCAGATCAGCGCAATCAATGAGAGCCTGAAAACCGTACAGCAGATAATGTCGGCTATGGCCGATGGCTCAAAAACCGTTGAAAGCATAGTCAATAACGACAACACACGGAATAACACAGCGAATGTCAATCTTATCGGTACGGCTCTGACAATGGCTCAGATAACAAAGGCGGTCAAGGACGCACTGATGGACGATATTGTAATCAGATAGGAGAAAAGTATGGAGAAAATCACATTTTCAACCGTTCTCGGCACGGCGGTGACTATCGATGATGTTAATACATCATCCGACGCAGACGGATACATACCGCTCCACCTGCTTAGCTTTGAGGGAAATGCTCTCGGATATAAGCACGACAGCTCCGAGCGTGTAGGCTTTGACGGTGCGGGATTTTACGGCGCAAAAGCAAATGTCCGTACTATCACCGCAGAAATTGCTCTGCTTCCTCGCAACGGAAAGCCGGCTACAATGTACGAACTTCGCAGAAAGCTCCTGCGGTACTTTCCCGCCGGTGTTGAAGGTACGCTGAAATACACGAACAGCGCCGGCAAGACATATCAGATTGAGGGCGTTGTCAGTGAGCTTCCTGCAGTAGAACGGCAGGCAGGTGTGCTGTGCACAGCGAAAATATCGATACTGTCATACGTTCCGTTCTGGCGTGTAAAAGCGGCAGATGTGGAATTGTCGGCAGCTGCGGGAAAAACGCAGTCGGTAAATTTCACAGCGCAGACGGAGGATAAAGTGCCGGCTATGCTCAGCATAACGGCAACAGCTGCCATGACGGGTACCGATACGCATTCGGCAATAATTACGCTTTCGGGGCGTGAAATGCCTGTGTCGTACAACAGCATGAGCGTCTACGGCAAAGAGCCACAGGGGACATACAAAAGCGCCACAGGAGAGCTTCAGCTGACAAAATACCTGAGCACAAGTGACGTGATAAACATCGACTGGGGACTGCTTGGCAAGGTGTATATACCGTATTCGCAGCGTTCCGGTATCGACCTGATAAAGTCAACATCGCAGTATATCTATCCTGGCAATAACAATTTATCGGTAAAGAACATTGCAACAGCAGGCACGATAAAAGCAAAGCTGGTGCGTTTTGATTATGTAAGGAGTATCTGATGATAGTTAGAGTATACGATTTTTTATCGGTAAAGAAGCCAAAATTCTCGCAGAATCTCGTCGGTATCGTATCTGATGTTGAAAGTTTCAAGTATACACGCAGAGCATACGACATCGGCAGTTTCGAGATGACAATACCTACACATGCTGATGAAGCCGGATGTATACAGCCGGACCGTATGCTGATAGTCGGGGAAAAGCTCGGTCAGACATATATAGCAAGCGACCCGACAAAGCGTATAGTAAGAGGAACGTTTCTTTATGTTACGGACATTGAGAAGAAGGACGATAAGATAACTGTCACCGGATACGACTTAAAGTATCTGTTTGCGCTTCGTGTCACGCTTTTTCCAAAAGAAGAACAGGACAAAGGGACATACGGCTATTACGTCACAAGTGGCACGACATTTTCGTGTATCTCGGACATCGTCAACTACAATATCGTAAACGCTACAGACAGCGACAGACAGATATACGGTATGTTCGGTATAACGATGCCTGTAAATCAGATCAACGCAGACCCGCCGCTTACGGGCATACAGGATGACCGCTACATGACACGTCTTGAGCCTGTCAGCACAGCAATTTTTAATCTGCTAAAAAACTGCAAGACGCATTTTTACGATATGCGGCTAATCATAGATGACAATGCAGAAGACGGTGACAACTACAATCCGCATATGGAATCGAGCGAGGATAAGCCTGTTATCATCATAGACGAGAGCAGATACAACATCAAAAGTTACACACGCAAGGACGGAACATCAGCATACAAGAATGCTATATATGCCGTAGTCGGTAGTGGCGATGATGTCACGATAAAATGCGTGAAGCGCCCCGATGATACCGCAAGCGGAGTAAAGCGTAAAGAAGTTGTGCTTGATGTCGATACCGACAGCGTAGCCGAGATAGACAGATACGCACTTAAGGCGGCGGAAGAATATGTAATATCCGATGATTTTGATATAGAACCACTGTTTATGGATGACGAAGCCGAACCTGAGCTTGCGCAGAAGGTATCCATCCGCATTGACGGGGTAGAGTATGAAACGGTCATAACCGAGATTACAGACGAGTACGCAAACGGCAAGCATACGCAAAGCTATGCCTGCGGTGACAAAAAGTTGAAGGTGCTTAATGTGCTGAACAAGGCAACGGCAGGAAATACGCAGAAAATCATAAACAACAAAATTACTACCGGCAATGCCGGCGGTGTCGGCAAGCTCACCGCTACCGGCATCGGCTGTGAGATATTCAACGACTATGAAAATAATATCGCAAGCAGCACATACGCTCACGCCGAAGGAAGCGGCACGAAGGCAACAGCGCCAAGCACGCATGCAGAAGGAAGCGGTACAGCTGCAAGCAACACATACGCACACGCTGAAGGAAACAGCACCACAGCAAGCGGAATAAGCTCGCACGCTGAGGGGGAAAACACCACAGCAAGCGGTTATTGCAGCCACGCAGAAGGGTATAATGCCGTTGCAGACGGCGGATACAGCCATGCGGAAGGATACAATGCTCTTGCAAGCGGTTGGTACAGCCACGCAGGAGGAATAAACAGCAAAGCAAAAGCAGAAGCGTCCTTTGCTCACGGTATGTATGCGGTATCCGATTATCGAGGCGGGGCGGCTTTCGGCATAAGGAACAAGACTAAGGACGCACTTTTCGTCGTAGGAAACGGCTCACCGGGAGGAAGTTACGAAAGCGATGCACTGGTGCTTGACGATGGCGGAAATCTGTGGGTGGCAGGCAGTATAAAGTGCGGCGGTGGCAGCGGAGGTTATACTTTGCCGCCTGCAACCGCCGACACGCTCGGCGGCGTGATGATAGGGGAGAATATTAATGTATCGGACAGCGGTACAATATCGGTTGACCTGTCGGCATATCTGAAAAACACGGATATAGCGGACTGGGCGAAGGCAGAAAATAAGCCTACATACACAGCCGATGAAGTCGGGGCGGCGAAAAAGAAGCATACACATAACGTGTCGGATATCACAGATATGCCAGCATGGGCGAAAGCCGAGAATAAGCCTGTATATACGGCAAGCGAGATAGGGCTTGGCAATGTAGACAACACCGCAGATATAGACAAGCCGATATCTACAGCGACACAGACAGCACTTGATAGCAAGGATTATCTCAAGGCTACAGAAATAACCGGACAGGTGATTGACCTGAACGACATTACGCTGAATACGGCATCAGACAAGGGCAAAAGCAGACGGTATTTTTGCACATCGGCATCCGCACAGAATATATCAAACCGTCCCGTGTCTGCAAACGAGCCTTTTGAGCTTACTGTTGACAATATCCGTTATGTAAATGCCGACGCATTTAACAGCGTCCAAAGGTACACGTCTGCTACCAGAAAGCGGTCGTACACACGCTGGTGTGACGATAATATATGGCGAGCGTGGATGTGTGATACGGATATAGTTATATATGGCACTGTAACGGCGGAATTACCCAAAAGTTTTGACTATGCCACATACGGCGAAGGCTATAATCAGGTAGAGATTGAGCCGTACTATGACAACAACGCAAGCCCTATCAGAAACCGTATTGTTTTGACGTTGACAAGTGCTACATTCTACGACAGAGATGTGCTGACAGTCGGCGACTCTGTCGAGCATCTAAAAATCGAGAACGGCACCGTTACGATGTCATTGACAGGAACAAAAATCCTGTCATTTATGATAAAATACACTAACAAGAGAGCGTAGGTGATGAAAATGCAGATATTTCCGGATGGAACGTTTGTCCTCGGTGGCATCGAAACTGAGGACGCAGTAATGAAGGGCGCAAGAATTATCCCGGATGACAGTGAGGAAGCGCTCACAATACTTGCAAAGCAGGGAAAAGAAGAATCAAACAGTGCCGAATAGGCAGAAAGGACGAAAAAATGAGCAAGATACAGATAATTATTGACAGCATAGCAGGTGCTGTCGGAGCGGTTTTAGGCTTTATGTACGGAGAGGTTACGGGGCTGTTCTGGGCGTTGATAGCGTTTATGGCACTGGACTATATCACGGGTGTGATTGTGGCGGTCATAGAAAAGCGTTTGTCATCGGAAGTCGGCTTCAGAGGTCTGGCAAAGAAATTTCTGATACTGGTTTTCGTGGCGGTCGGTCACATCGCCGACACATACATACTCGGTGGAACTCCTGCCGCAATGTCGGCTGTGATGTTGTTTTACATCGCCAATGAAGGTATCAGCATAATTGAGAATGCCGCCGCACTGGGGCTTCCAGTGCCGAAAAAATTAACCAATATAATGGAGCAAATCAAAAATAAGAGCGAAAGCGAGGAAGAATAATATGCTAAAAATCAAGGGCATTGACATCAGCAGGGCACAGGAGCAGTTCGATTTTACGGCGGCTGCGTCGGCAGGCGTCAAGTTTGTAATTATCCGTGCCGGCATACGCACGGATGAGGACACTTACTTCAGACGCAATATCGAGCAGTGCAGAAAGCTCGGAATAGATTTCGGCTGTTACTGGTATGTTACGGCGACAGACACAGCGGAGCTTGACAGGCAGATAAATGCGTGCGTCAAGGCGATAGGTGACGAAAAACCGTCATATCCCGTGTTCTGCGACATGGAGGAACAGCGTCAGATCGACAACCTCACAAGCAAGGAAAGAACCGATATGGCACTTGAGTTCTGCGACAGGCTGAATAAGGCAGGGCTTCCGTCGGGAGTGTATGCTAATCCTTCGTGGATGGAAAATTACTATGACAAAAGCCGCCTTGCAGATGTTGATATATGGCTTGCACACTGGACCGAAAGCCCAGACAAACCGAGCAGATATGACTACGGGCAGAAAATGTGGCAGTGGGGCATTGACAGCATCGCAGGCAAGGACGTTGACGGGGATATTTGCTTTATAAATTATCCTGCGAAGACTGACTACTGGTACAAGACGCACAGCGGCACAGATACCCCAGCAAAGCCGTCAGACCCCGTCAAGCCTACTACACCCACTGCAAAGACATACAAAGCAGGTGAGGCGGTACAACTGTCAAATACCGCACTGTATGGCTCGTCAACGACCTCACAACCCGCAAATCATCTGACAGGCACATATTACATACACATCGCTGATGATGTTTTAAACGGCAGAATACGCATTACTATGCCGAAAGGCTGTAGCGCAGTGACAGGCTGGGTTAATGTTAGTGATATAGGCCGTAAAACTGCCGATCAGCCGGCACCGTCAGCAGATGTTAAGACGGTAAAGGTTGGCGGTAAGGTTAAGGTTAATGCCGGTGCTACTTTTTCTGATGGTACAGAACCGTATCCGTTTGTTTATACGACGATTTTTGACGTTATCACGATGTCAAAGGACGGCAAGGAAGCGCTGATAGGTATCGGTACTGATGTTACCGGATGGATGTACGTTAAGGATTTAAAGGCTGAATAAATAGTTATCCCCCGGCGGGCAAAAAGGCTCTATCGGGGGATTTTTTTTATTTTACTTTGTGTTCTGTAACTATGGTATCATCGCCTGATCCGCCTATGAACATTGGCGCAACCCACTTTAAAATAATTTTTCGGCTATTGTCCCTATCACTACCAATCCAGTAATGATGATAGTGTCCTCGCCGTGTGTGTGGGCGTTTTGAAGCGTGACTTCCTGTATGCTCAGTATGAGGTATATCTTCTTTATGCTCTGACTTGTACTTTCTGATCGTGTTTCCTACTCGAAATCCAACATCCCACTTGCGAAGTTCTCTAAAAGCATCTTTTGGTACTTGAGACGGCTTATAAATCGTTTTTTGCTCGGCGTTTTCTTGCTCATCTTTATTTTCTGCACAGATATAAAGTATAAGTTGCATGTATTTTGACACTTTCTTACTCTGTACGGAAGCTATCGTGCTTTTCAACGCAGAAAATTCCTTGCTCTTAAGTTCTTTTTCGCTTATGTTAAGGGATGCGTTTATGCCGTCAAGGATCGTACCTCCGCTGATGAGATGCACCGGTATGTTGTCTATCACTCCGCTTTCGTCCACTTCAAGTATGCGTAGCTCAAGCTCGAATGTATTCATATCGTGTTCTATCCACACGAAAACGCCTTCGCTTTTCTCATACTGTATCCATAAGCAAGGATAAGGCAGAGTGAGTAGTATGTCTATCGGTATTTCAAGGTCCTTGTCAGCTTGCTCTATAAGCATATCAGCAAGATCTCTGTCAAAAGTATACATTTCCTTATGCTTTCGCCACGCATATAAGCAAGCGGCTGTAGCTGGGAAGTCAGGGTCTACTGGAAAAATCGCTGAAGCTATGCTTGCGGTTGCCGCTATAGGGAGTTCGCAAGCGTTGTTCCAGTTAGGAAGATCCTGACCTTTAGAAGCACAGCACTCATCAAGCGGTTTCCATATCCAAGCGTACTTTTCTGAAAACTTTTTAAGAAAAGCCAGCGGCAGAGGCTCTTTTGGATGCTTTTTCTTCATGATTGCACTCCTAAGAGCTCGTCTATAACAGCCTTCAACGTTTTTCCGCTTTGGCTTTGTATTTGCTGAAGCTTTCGCATAGCACCTGCTGACACTGTGAGGGTAGCGTCAGCGCCGACGTCGGTGTCTCCGAAGATACTCTCGTACTCGTCACCGTCTAGATGCTCTTCCGCCCAAGCTTGCGCCTGCTCATAAGTCATCGGTATGATTTTTTCCCCGTGCGTCCAGCCGTCCGGCTCACGTTTACGATATGGAGAAGCACCGTGACCTTCTCCGTGCAGAAAATAATTCCCCGCCTTAGTGCGATAAAGAGTTTCCTCGTAGTATTTAAAGTCGCTGACTGCACACGGTGTGCTCCACGAAGCTAAACATTTTGCTGTTTCTGTGTTGTATCTTGCACCTTTTATCACTTTATACATAAAAACAACCTTGCCCTTTCTCCCTCTGCCCTGTTGCAGAGGGATGTGATTTTATATCTTAGTTTTCCTGTTCGTTTAATTTTTCAATCGTGTACTCAGATGGTGCAAAGTACAGATAACCGTTTTCACCGTTTTTGTACTCGACACGGATTATCGTGTCTTCGTTTGGATTTTCGTTTTCGTCCCACAAGGTGATCATCTCAATATAGTTTTCTTGCTCATCTTTGGGAAGATCTTTTAAGCGGATTATCCTTTTCGAGAATCCCTTTTCTGTGAGGTATTTTTCATCTTCGGCATTATCCTTGCGGCTTTCCTCGTCCAACCAACCCTTATATCTTTCCATTCCTGTGATTTTGAGTGCCATTGCTTCCCACATCTCGTGTGATCTCCTAAGAGCATTTTTGCGTTCTTCGGGGCGTGTCCAGTGGGGCGGGCAAATGTAAGTTGGCAGCTCATAAATGTTATCCTTGCTGATTTCTTCCAGTTCGTATTCTGTGACAGTATAGACGTGTTTGTCCATTTCGCCGGAAGTTATCCACTTGTAGTATTCTACAGCTTCCTGAGGGTTGTGTGCAAGCACTGTGCTCCAGAAGCGGTAGCCGTCGCTACCAAAGTTAAGCTCATAAACTTTGTATCCGCTGTAATCCCACTCTGTGTAATGTGGGGTTGAGAGCTTAGGATTGAGATAAGTATCGTCTGAAAACGTACCTGCAAAATCATCGTATTTGCGTGCGAAGTAGTTGCTTTCTTCATAATATGTCTTTGCCATGTTGATTTTCCTTTCTGTTTTAGTCCTTGATTTCTTCGTTTTCGTTGATCCATTCGCATCCGGTAAGCTCGTACTCGCCGTCCTCGTCATACTCACGTTCTTCGATGTAGCTTACTTCACACTCAAAAAAATATACTGCATTTTTGAGCAGACGAGCTGTAGTCGGAAGCTCGTCAAGCCTTGCCTGAGCTTCTTCGAGAGTATCAAAGAGCTGCTCGTCAAAGCTGTTGTTGCGGAATCCGTCCTCAGCGTTAAACGCTTCACGGACGGTCATCGCTCCTCGTCTTACTGCCTTGACATCTCTGCTGTCACTGATTTCGCCGTACTTTGTAACAACTGCAAATTTCTTTTCCAT